AAATATGGATTGACCCAAGCTATATTCCTATTCATCGTCATCGTTGGCAGAAAATCCAGAACCCCATTCATCATCCGTGAGCTTCAATCTTATTGACTCTAGTTTCAACGCTCTATCAATGACTTTCATCTTTTCGGTGATCGAGGCTGTTTCGTCCTGCATCACCATTTTCAATGATTCGTTGATCGCCGCTTCCAAGTCCGGGTTGATGCCTTTGTCCTTTTTTTTCATTCCCTATCCCCAATAACGGTACTTTCTGCGGTGTACCTTGCCGCACTTCATCCCAATAATACGGGCCTGTCGCTTTCATGCGTTTCACAAGCCAAGCAAACTTCTAAGTTTGGAATAACCTGCGCTTGCCCCACCTAACGCTGCTAAACCGCCTGCTGTTTTTAAGGCAGTTCTTTGCGTGCTTTTTACTGCTTGTAAATTTTTTAGATATTGCATGGCCTCGCCATTTATTTTGGGCAAGTCCTCTAACCATATCCTGTTATCTCTGTACCACTTGGCCGCTTGTTCTGCGTTCAAACCCTTTAGTTCGCTTGCTACATGATCTCTAGCCGCTTGTTCAACGAAACGGTCGTTCTTGGCAACATCACGAAATGTTTGTAACGAGTCTTTAGTGCTAAACAATTTTTTTGGCAGACTTGCAGGGTCTTTTACCAGTTCTTCAGCAGCACCTTTGCCAAACACTTTTTCATACAGATTAGGTAGTTTTGACGCTTGTTCGTATGCTTCCCGTGCTTTGGCCGCTTTAGGTACAAGACGATTGACGGTTTTTTCTAATTCTTGAGCTAATTTACCTGCTTGGGTAGAGACAATTGAGTCATAACCGGTAACGGTTTTAGGCTGTTGCGATATATCTTTTAACCGTCTTATCTCTTTTTCAATACCTACAATTGACGGATTAGAACTAATAATGTCATTAGATTGGGCGATTAGCTTTTGTTCAGATGGACTTAAATCACCGGCTTTACCCATAACTTTAGCTAATTGATTCTGATATTCCTGCACAATCTGTGGTTCTTTTCCTGCGCCTTGCTGAAAGAATTGACCGTAATCACGTTCAGCTTTAGCACCACGAAACGATCTGGACATACCTAGACGTTTGGACAAAAAATCTTCTATGTTTCTTCCCAGTGTGCTTACATCTGTTGCTTTCCCAATATTAGATATAGCTTGTTGCGCTTTAGCAGTAGCACCAGGTACAAGGCGTGAAGCAACCTCTGGTATCTGACGTACAGCGCCTAACGCTTTTTCACCAGCAACAGGGATAGCTGCACCGGCCGCACCTTCTAAAACATTCTTAACTGGCTCTACAATTTTTTGAGTAGGTGTTCTTGGTGGCGCATAACCTAAACCCTGTTTTGCAAGTTGCATGGCCTCTTTAGACATTCCATATCCAAGAGCACCACCACCTATAGTACCCATTGGGCCTAAACCAGAACCAAAAAACGCACCACCCGCCGTACCTAACGCTTCTACCGATGGCTCTACAAACTCTAAAGCCTTCTCACCAAAAGATTTTTCTGCTTTCTTTTGTGGTATTAAATGAGAATAATCACCGTAATCCGATGCAACAGGTTGTGCTGTTTTCTTTGGAATTAAGTCTTCGTAATCTGCCATTACAAATCCTTTCCGGTCTTTTGTTTGTAAATTTTGGCTACTTCATCTCTAGGTGCGCCGGCTTCAATTGCTTTCAATGCACGCGCACGTTCACTGTCTGTTTCAACTGCTTGTGTTGATGTTTTGCCTAATTTGTTGTTAATGTCGTTAGCATATTTATCAACAAGTTCAGGCACAAGATTTTTGCTTTTTTCTAATGCCAACTTTTTAACTTCATCTTGCATATCGTCAAACAATTTAACCAAAGAAGGCGCATCAAACTGGTTTTGAGATAGCAAATCGTTATATCGTTTTTGAAACGCAACGGTTGAACCAGACCGCCCGCTACCAGCCAACGCCAATTCGTAGCGTGTCAACATAGAGGCATACTTTTTAGCAAAGAGTAAAGCCTCTTGATCTGCTTGACTCGCTGTAGGTTCTGGCCCACCAGTATTAAATGACGTAATCCATCGTTGAGTGAATTGAGCAATTTGTCCTTGTCGACCAACAAGAGCAGGGTTGTTCTGCGCGTCTTTCTGCAAAGACTTGAGTTCGGCAGCAGAACCAATACCATTCGCTACTTGTTCCCGTGCTCGTTTGTCAGCTATATGTACGCCATCTGCTTCAAGCATTTGCGTGAAATCATCTAACTTGCTTGACGTTTGAGCGGCCAATCTTTGGCTTTGAATGGCTTCTTCACGCAAGTTATGACGGCGTGTTTCTTCGTGTGTGCGTTCTGCTTCTTTACGGCGTTCTGAAGCGTCATACAAACGCATCAACGACTCTTTCTGTTTCTCAAGCTGTTTGTTTAAGCTATCTAAATACTCAGCACCCTTGACTACGCCTTGCTTGCGGGTAATGTCTGCAAGAAACGGCGCACCGGCTTCTATAGCAACTTGCTCTGCTTTTAACTGTGCAGCTTGGTAATCAGTCTTAGCTAGTTCAAGAATCTCTTGTTTCTTGACTTGCAGTGTGGACACCAATCGGTCTAACGCTTTTGAGTTTTCCTCAAACACTTCTTTTTCACGTTTGTATAAATCGTCACGCCCTTTGATGTGGCCTTCCAACATACCATTCATAGCAGAGATAGCTTGTTGAGCGTGTTGCTTACCTAGACCACCCAAACCTAAACCAATTAACGTAGTCAACGTGAATACACTCATCAGGTCTTTTTGCGATTCTTGGGTAGGGACAAACGGCTTATTGCGTTGTTCAATGACTTGATTGATCTGCTTAGATACCTCTGAATCAGCTATTGACTCACGATACTTTTGCAAACCTTTTGTTTCTTCCGCTAATTTTGCAGTCTCAGATGCAGTCTTTTGCTGTGCTTTTAGTCCTTCTACTTCAGCAGCAGTGTCAAACCCTTCTTTAATTTTGGGTAAGTTCTGCTTCATCTCCGTATCAATTGCACCAATTTGACTAGCGTAATCAGGTACAGATGCCTTGCTAGAAACAGGCAATCCACCCATTTGAGTACCGAGTGCGTTAGCCATTATGCTGGTGCTCCTGTTGTGGGTGCAGTAGTACCAGGTGCTGTACCCATTAACACTCGGCCCACGTTCATTGCGTAATTACCAGTCAACGTATTTACGTATTGATCAGCCTGTAATCCGGCAGATATAGCACCCTGTGCAATCTTGTCACCAATCGCCTGTATCTGTAGACCAATGTTCAAATCACCGGCTAACAATTGCTGTCTAAAACTTTCTAGTGCAGCTTCGCTTTGAACTACGCCTACACCGCCACCAGCAGCCATACCTGACTGTGCTGCTTTAGCTCTGGCCGCTTCATACGCTTGTGCTGATGCAGGAGACAGTTGACCTGACTGTGCCGCAGCCACTTGTTGAGCACCTTGAGCTTGATACGGAGTAGCCAATGCTTGTAATTGGTTTTTAGCTTGTTGACCCTGACTTGCCGCATTACGTGCTTGAATAGCACCAAGACCGCCTAACACAGCACCACCTAGAGCCTGGCCACCAGATATACCGCCTAAACCAAGACTGTCTAAAAAACTTTTTGTTGGCGGGGCGGGAGGTGTTGCGCTAGTCGTGGTAACACCTGGGCCAACAGCAGGGGTAGGCGGTACAAAATCAGTTCCGGACTGGCCCATTTGTGCTGAAACGCCCCCACCGGCAGGTAATGTTCCACCGGCAGCAGCAGGTATATTTGCTAATGAACCCATTGCGCTTGGTGTTGGCGCAACCGGTGGCGTGTACTGAGGTGAATATGCAGGTGCTTGCATAGCGGCAGCTTGGTCAGCAGCTTGCACACCACCTGTACTGGGTGCAGCACCACCGCTAAATGCAGGAGTTTCTGTTTGTGGAATGTTGTATGCGGCTTCCGTTTCAGCAGGTGTTCCAGCATAGCCTTCACCAAAGGATATACCTTCGTCACCACCCTCAAACTCAAGCAAACCCGTATCAGGGTTCTTAGAACCTCTACCACCACGTTCTTTAAGTAACGCAGCTTCTTTAGGTGTGATGTGAGCCAAGATCGTGTCTTTGCCTCGCCCCTTCTTTTGCAAGAGAGCAGCAACCGCCGGTAGATCGGCTGACATTTCAGTATGTAAAGCCTTCATTAAAGTCTTGGCCATATCAGGTTCCTGTCTCGTCTTTTACTCGTAAAGAGGCTTGATTCCACACATTCTTAGGCTTACCACCTGTCTTGTCAAAGAGTGGATCGCCTACGTTTAATGCCTGTGCCAATGCCTGGCTACCAGGAGATGCACTTGTTTGTGTTGGCGCACCAGTTGCAGCTAATGCCGGCGTGCCAAAGGGTGCGCTAGTTGTTGTAGGTTGTTGCCCAAACAATACATCTTGTAAGCCAGTTTTTAATCCTGACTGCGCTGCACCCGTAATGTCTTTGGCTACAATGTCACCCGCAGCTTGGCCAGTCTTTAATACGCTGCTCGGCAATTGAGGCAAATCTGATTTGGCAGGTACTATGTCTTGAATTGCTTGTTGTATAGGCTGAGTCGAGGGCAACGCTTGTTTGACCGCTTGCACAGCAGGATCAATAACCTGGCCAACAGCTTGTACTGCCTCTGTTACTGGTTGCACAGCTTGCTTTATTTGTGCCAACGTGTCACTTCCAGCAGGTAATGCAGCCTGTACTTGCTCTCCTGCGGCTGATGCAAGTTGTCCTGCCGCTGTACCTGCTGCTGATGTTGCTCCAGCTTGTACACCTGCTGTTAATGCTTGATCTAATGGTTTGCCAGACTCTAGGGCTGCTACTGTACCAGTGACAGAACCGCCAACAGCAGAGGAAGCAATCTGTACCACCGTAGCTGATTGACCAGAGAGAGCCGTAGCCGCACCCGCTTCAGAAGCCGCTACACCACCTATACCACCAGCAATTGCAGCTTTAGCAATGTTTTCTACATTACCACCATTGGCCGCCGCTACCGCAGCAGATGTAAGAGGTGCAGCTATAGATGTAGACAAACCCGCTCCAGCAGGGCCAAGAGCCACAGTCAAAGCGGCCGCCTCAATCACCGGCACAGGATTATGCACAATAGCCTCTACGGTCTTAGTCACCGTATTGATTGTTTTTGTCACTACATTAGTAACGGCTTTAGCTGCTCCACCCATATCAGAACTCCATCATCGCTTGTTGACGAGGCGTTGCTCCATCTGGCATCAAGCCTTGCCCTGGTTGTAACGTGTATTTGATTTTAGCCATTTGCATTGCTTTCAGTATTTGAGGATTATCTATGTCTGTAATCCCCAATTTGAACCCTGCTACCTTGGCTGCGGCTGCTGCATCTGCCATCGCAGATACAATATCTTTTGGTTTATCGGCCGTTTCCATCGTAATGAAAGCCGTACCATTACCCATATTGTAGTATATAAACAATGTGTTACCCGATCTCAGCACTCTAAACTTAGGATCAGTTTTAACTGCTGTAGCCAGTGCATCTTGAAATTGCATCGGGTTCTTATTTGTACCCTCTAATGCTTTTTGCAGTATTTGCTCAGTTGTTAAACGCTCGGACTTTCCCCTCTGCTTCTTGACCTGATCAAGTACAGCCATATCTTGCTGCGGTGCAACATTAGTGTTTTCTTGGGGTGGAGTCATGATAAGTTCAACGCCTGTGCTATTTGTTCATGAATGTATAAATGACTGGCTAACCAGTCGTAAAAATCTTCTTCCACATTCCAGTCTACGTCTAACATATTGAAAGGATTATCTAATCCTAACAGATTAGCAAAGCTCTGATGCTCGTCCTGATGCGCTAATAACCAGTCATCCAGGTTGCTTGTATCGGCATCTATTAGGGGATATGCAGGTACTTTTATGCCCTTTCTAAAGAACGTATCCCTAAATCTCTGATGTTGTATGCCGTTTTCAAACAAAAATACGCCTAAAGAGTCATTATCTCCAAACTTGACATAAGATAAGGAATCGTAATCCATTACTTATCTGCCTTTTGGCCTAATAGATCAAATATCTTGTTCAACATCTGTTTAACTTCAGCAATGTCTGTTTTGTAGTCTTCTTTCATTACATAGGTATGCGGAAAATCCTTCATCTCATCTTCCAATGACTTCACCGCCTTGTAGATGTTGTTCACGATCCACCCGGCAAGGAACGCACCACCAGTGACCGCATAATCAAAAAGCTGTTGACTGTCCATTAGAAGGTTCCTGCCGTACCGTTACGGCCATTAAGGTTAGCAATAATCCACCAGTTAGCGTTATCCGACTGAATGTTGACACCAGAATACGCAGTGTTCATTGTATAAGAAGTTGAACCGTCTATGGTTTGTGAACTAGTCGTGCTAATTGTTACTACGTTTGCAGTCGCATCGATCTTCTTAATTGTGTATAACTTTCCAGAGATACCCACAGACGTAGGCAAAGTAATTGTTACCGCACCTGCCTGAGTGTTAGCCAAGATTGTGTTGTCATTAGCTGTAGCCGTATAGTTGGCAGTCTTGGTTACTATGCTGACCGTCAAACCTGTGCCAGCTAAGGTAGTAAACACACCCACGTTAGCAGTGACATTACCTATAGGCGTGTTTTGAATACTGTCTAAGGTCAGTGCTACGTTCTGTATTGCACCACCCGTAATCGACACATTGTTGGCGTTTTGCGTAGCCATTGTGCCAAAACCACTCGTACCAAACGCTACGTTGATTGCATTATTAGTAGGATCATCAGTAGTAGTGACAGTAACAAAGCCAGTCGGAATCAAGTTAATTGCCGGCTCAGAACCCGTAGTCACACCATTGTTTTTGATCGTGATTTTCTGATTGGTGCTGTTAGCTACGACACTAATGGTGCGGTTCTGAGATAAGTCACCACCACCCGTTAAGCCTGTGCCAGTGGTAATCGTAATGGTATTAGGCACTGCACCTGATACCTGGCTCACCGGAATGGCAATGGCTACGTTAGAAGCAGAGGTAATCCGGCCATACGTATCTACCGTAATCTGAGCCACATTAGGCGCAGAGCCATACGTACCGGCTGTCACTGATGTAGCGTTCAATGAGATAGCAGGAGTTGTACCACCGCTACTTACAATCTGACCTGCCGTACCTGAGACTGACGTTACATAAGTACCGCTAGGTTGTTTGTTATTAAACGTGTTCCAGTCAGTGCTAGACAGGTAGCCATTACTGGTTGCCCCTGCCTGTGTGATCGAGATGTTAGGCGTTGCACCACCAGAAGACTGAATAGGTGCAGTAGCCGTGACAGATGTTACCGGAGCAGTGTTACTGGATGCAGCAGTAAGCCTACCTTGCGCATCTACCGTCAATGTGACATAGGTATATGTACCCGCAGTCACAGAGGTATTGGCTAGACTAATCGTGCCAGTGCTAGTAATTGGGCCACCGGTCAGACCTGTACCCGTCTGCACGCTAGTAACCGTTCCCTGCGGTATGCTGACGTTTGATACACTTGTAATAATGCCAAGTGCATTAACTGTAATCTGTGCTACGTTTTGTGAACTACCATACGTACCTGCCGTAACAGGACTTGTATTGATATTGATGGTGACATTTGAGGTCAACTGTCCACCGCCAGTCAACCCTGCACCAGCTATGACGTTGACCGTGTTAGCCACCGCTCCTACGTTTGCGGCACTGAGAACAACCGCACCTGTCTGTCCATTGACTGACGTAACAGCGTTGTTGTTGTCTACCTTCTCCCAAACAGTACCGTCAAATACTGCCCAGTCACCAACATTCCAGTTAGTAATCCCGTTGAGATTGGTGCTACCTGCTACTGAAACTACGTAGTAAAAACCTTTAGTACCAACAGACGATTGCAGGAATGGCACATTAGAACTGGCGTTCCAAGTGCTTTGGTAAGTTAGACTTCCCGCAAAGTTGCCCGATACTTTAAGCATAGATTACATCCCATCGCCAGGCGTAATGTAAAGAACGGCTGAGTTAGAAGCAGTAATTGCTGTGAAGTAAGCAGCAGGTACAAAGGTGATGATCTCGTCCGTATTGGGCAAGATATAGAGCGTAGTAGTTGATGCCACACCAGTTGGAATTACGCAGTTGCTTGTGGCCGCTGCACTGGTCTGCGAATACGACAAAAAACAACCTTGAGTCGTGGAAGAATTGATAATCCGGTACTGGTTACTGGCTGCACCATTGGTGACTACCTGTACCGGAGTTGGCGCAGAGGTTGCCGCCGTCAATACAAAAGTATTACCCGTAGGTGTGAAGGCGGCATTTAAACTCATTGTTTTGTTTCCTCGGTAGTCGCAGGTACTTGTGGGTCAGCCTGTTCTTTGATCTTTTTGATCAAATCCCAAACCCCAGTTTTGCTAGGCAATTCACCCAAAGTTTGCAAAATGTAGTTTACTTCGTTGATTTCTAAATCTAATTTGATCATGGTTATCCCCAAGTTAATTAGGCAGTTGCCCAAGGCACACCAGCGGCTTGCACAGGGTGTTTCTGCAAGTCAATTTGGCTTTGCAGGCTGGCTTCCACGGTGTCTTTGCCAAGCGAGGTTTGCACCCAGCCAACAACGGTAGCTTCCGTTAGGTCGGCGTATGGAATGTAAGTCTCGCCAGGCTCTTGCGTGTAGCCAACAGTTCCATAAGTGCTGGCGCTGTAGGTGTCATCTGTGGCGTTGACGATGTAGTGAACGGTGACGACAAAACCATCAGAGGTCAGTCGATCCATTTGGAGGATTTGCCAGTTAAAAGTAGTCATGATATTTTCCTTTGGGTTATTTGGCTTCAAGTGCTGCCAAGCGTTTACGGAGGTCTTGAATTTCCTTGACCAGCATTGGGACAAGTTTGGAGTAGTCCACAGCCATCATTTCTTCTGCGTCTGCGGGTTGGTGTACTGCCTCGGGCGCAACAGTCACAAGTTCTTGAGCAACGAAGCCAGCACGTTGATGTGAGCCGTCTGATTTCCAATCGTATTGACGAACTTGAATTGAATCAATCACACCGCCAAACTCTGGAGCATCAGCAATATTTTCCTTCAAACGCTGGTCAGAAGTAGTGTTGTATAAAACACTTGTCGTTGTACTTTGCGTAATACTTCCAATGTTTGTACCGTTGTAATCAAATTGAATATACGGTACTCCGTTTGCGGTAGAACTATGAGCAACACGAATACGACTATTAGCTGGTTCAATCGTAATTGCGTTTGCATTTACTGGGCCGGTACTCGTAGTACCAACCAACAAATTCCCACTAGAGTCAATACGCATTGCTTCAGAGCCATTACCACCTAATAAAAGCGAACCAACATTACAGTAAACAAAAGAAGCTGTTGCGGATGCTGCACCCATCTGCATTTTTGAAGCGCCATCTGTGCCATAGAAGTCAACTAGACCGCTACCACCATAAGTAGAAGGATAGAGGTGAAGCGATTTACCAGACGCTGTTGTGCCTAACGATAAACCGCCACCATTACCGCTTGCAGGACTTGTAGTACCAATACCTACATTACCACTAGAGTCAATACGCATACGCTCTGCAGCATTGGTAAAAAATACCATTGGGTATGCACCACCTTCATATAACAATGAAGCATATGCTGTTGTTCCAAAAGAACCACCAGCACTATTTTCTTTACCTACAAAAAAGTTGCTCCCTGAGTTTCCATAAACTGTGTAAGGAGCACCTGTAGTTGCAGTCACTTTACTAACAACAGCACTAGTTGTACCAACTATTTCAAGTTTTGCACTAGGACTACTAGTACCTATACCTACATTACCTGTAACCGTTACGTTGCCACCTACAGTCTCATTGCCTGTAATGGTTGAACTGGTAGCATTTAGCGTGGTGACATTGGCTACGTTGACCGATACGTTGCCAGTAATGGTGACGTTACCGCCTACAGTCTCATTACCCGTCACAGTCAAAGTCACAACATTCAGTGTACTGACGTTAGACACGTTGATGCTGACGTTACCGCTAGAGATAGTGACGTTAGACAGCGTAAGGTTGCCAATTGTGCTATAAGTATTGCCTAGCACCACAGCCGTATTACCCAGGGTAATTGCCGTAGCAAAGTTACTGTCTAGTTGAGATAGAGGGATAGAACCCGTCTGCGTAGCAAATGAATAGGGAACTGCCATTTTAGAACCTCACTCTGAGTTCATGCTCAAACTCAAATCCGTTAATCACAAAACCTGCACTGTTGGATTGCACCGTCATACCCAAATACTTACCGTATTGCTGTGCGTCATTCTTGTACAACACATACCCTGCTGAACCATTCCAAGCTACTGTTGCTAAAGAGTTATTAATCCAAGGGATAGTCGTACCAAAGTTGTTTACCCAAAATACATAGTCAGTAAGAGTATACGTTGGACTGCTACCACTTTCACTATCTACTGTCACTAACATATTAGCGTTGTTAGTCAGTGTTGCTTCTACCCCTAGCTTCAATGCCTGTTTAGTACGGATGGGATCGCCCATTGGCATCAATGCAGTCTGTACATAACTGGATACGTTTGCACCTAGGTTGCTATACAACTGCACACAGGAATTACCGTTCGTGCCATACAGGTTAATTTTGCCGCCTACTGGTGCAGACGTAACATACGATAAAGCGTTGTCTGCACTGGTTAAAAACCACTTCTTTTCAAAAAACACGGCTTGTAGATAGCGATTACTGCTACTGACACCCTGACCACCGGTGTAGTAAAAGTTAAAAGCAGAGCACAAAATGTTGTTAAGCAAAACCTGACCTGCTGTAATAGGCTTTGTAAAGTCAATGTTAGGCACAATACCGTCTAACTGATCAGACAGCTTAGATGTAGTCGATCCAACCAGGGCATACACCCCATAATCGTTCATAAATAGCACTGAACGGAAGTACGGAAAGATTGCATAAGGCCGTTTAGAACCTACAGATGCACTGACGTTAGTATTGGTGAATACCGTAGTACCGTTTGTCTGTACCTGTAGGTTAGAGAATACGTTAATCGAATCATCACCAAACACGTACAGGAAGTTATTTGCAGACAATAACTGCTGAATATTACCGTGCAGAGTCGAGTCGGTCAGTACAATTTGCCCTGCTGATACAGTAGAAAAGTCGGTAAAACTAATTGCAGAGGAATAAGACACCACTCTGCCCTGTGCTAACCAAGTGCGGCCAGAGAATGTAGCCACACCCACAATAGCATTACTAGTTATCACGCCATTGGCAGTAGCGTTAGTGGTTGCCCCGCCCCCAGTGATAGTCACAGACAGGTTAGCTGAGTTGCTGTAGTGATCGCCTACGTTAGTCATAATCACTTGCGTAACAATGTTGCCAGACACAATGGCTGTACCGGCTGCATTGGCTCCACCACCACCTGTAATAGTGACTACCGTATTGGCTGCATTGGTATATCCTGCCCCACCATTGGTCACCAACACCGACATTGTGCCAGTCGCAAACGTAATGATCTGCGCTACTGCGGTTGCATTACTGCCACCACCACCAGACAAAGTGACGGTGGGGGAAGATGTATAACCCGAACCGGCGTTGGTTAAGGTGATTGCACTAACAGCATTTGCCGTTATAGATGCTGTTGCGTAAGCCTGTTGTCCACCTGTTTGATTGGGTGCTGAGATTTTGACAGAGGGTGCAGTGACATAACTCGAACCTGGGTTAGTGATGCCAATGATGCCAACAGAACCAATACTGACTAGATTTGTACCATCCCAACTGTACAAACCTTTGTTTGAATCTGCAATCAACGTATTAGTGTTTTGCCACTGGCTTACATTAGTAGCACCATCACCCGTAAACGTACCAACTGCGGCCACATTGATCAGTGAATTGGTTTGCAGGTTGACTGCTTGTAAACGTCCGTCTTGCTGAAAGGCAAGCAGATAGTCGTTTAACCCTACGTTTACAGAGAAGTAATTACTTACTACGTTTGCAAACGTGACATTACCTACGTTGCTATAAGTAGGCGTAATGCGTAGGTTTGCATAGCCCACAGGCATAGCGTTCTCTAACCAAGCAAATTCTTCTTCTTGGATAGCAGTACGGTTAGCCTTGGTGTTTAGACCTTTGAACTGTTTGACAACCGCATACGACTTTTTCTGTTCTGCGGATGCCATGTTAGAACGGTGTCGAGTAAGGAGTAGGCATCCTGCGAGTGCTGATTGCCACTAGCACCGCCTGGACGTGCTTGTTGTACTCTTGCTTGTAAATCTCAGCCTCACCAAAACTCTGCTCGTAATACTTAGCAAGGTAAGCTGCATAGAATGGCACAGGAGTATTGTACGGGTCATTGATGTTATCTATGTCAGACGGATTAGTCAGAGCCGTAGGCAAAATCACAGTATCAATATCTACGGTATAGATGTTATCCGGTACAGGCGCAATAATAATTGATCCCTGTCCATACTGGGTAAAGCAGATAGGTCTACCAATATAGTTCTGCCAAAATCGTAACTCAGCATTAAACTGAGTCCATGGCAAGTACCGTAAAGGTACGCGAGTATTACCCCAATACAGGTTAATGTTTAACACATCTAGGGTTTGTACACCAGATGGCAAGGTTACATAGTTGATTTGTTCCGCATTGCCCACATATTGTATGTATGCCGTTCCATCTAGGAACGGAGTGCTGGGCGGGTACACATTACCACTGTAATTGCTATTGCTGCTACCGGGGTACGGTGGTGCTGTGCTACCCGTAGTACCAGCCGTTGTGACAATGTAAGTGTAAATGTTGCTGACTAACTGTTGCCCTACCGTCACTGCGGTATTGGCTGTCCACAAAACAGGGGCTTGTCCACCAGCAGTAGGTGAAGCAGGAACAGTCAGTGTTTGAATTGTGCGTAACGCACCTGTATCTCGAACCACGCGCTCACGCGCTTGATTGATATAGGAGGTTAGTTGAGTTTGAGTGTAAAAAACTCCGGTAGCATCATGCAGCAAATACTGCACTTGCGTAATGTACTGGCTAAGTGTTGTTGCCATGTAACTCCCATGTTACGCATTAGCTTGGACGGTTCCCCCTGCCCTTCTTGCGTTGGGCAAGGGTACTTTTTCCACCACCGGGGATAGAGAGTGGTTCTTTTTTGGCGGCTCAAATGAGAACTCAAAACGATCATAAATCTTCACAGATTCATCGTAATCGTTCTTCGTTCTAATCCATCCAAGCCTGACCATATAAGGCTCTTTATCATCTTCATCAAAACCAAATATGTGACGCGCCGCATCTAACGGTACTTCTACCGTTTGACCTACTGGAAACTCATAGAGAACAAAACAGTAAGACATGACTACTGGCTTGTTCCAACGGTTTGTCACATAAATGTTTGACATTAGAAACTCACCACATCGCCGTAAACTTGGATCGAGCAAGTGTTTGTACCACCTTGAGGCGCATTGATGTTGATATACAACGCCTGGGTGTTATATCCACTTACCACATTTCCGGCGAGAAAAGCAGGAGCAATGGTGAGGTCTTGAAACGTACCTATTGCTGTGACGTTAGCCAACACCACATTAGCTACTACTGCATTCAAGATGTTTCCATCATTGCTAGTAGTAATTGAGATGTTAGCGTTTGCCATGCTTCCAGATGGATTGTTGATTGTTACACGGCGAGGAATGACCGCACCAGAACTACCAACAGAAGCACCTTTAGTCAAACCGCCGTTTAAAAGCGGAATGGTTAAGGCGGCCACACCTGAGTTCGAAGTAGCGTTAAGAGTAGTGGAAGTAATCTGACCAATACGCCCTGCGCTAAACGAATCAAGGTAAAACTGACTGACTGAATCTGGATTAGCCATGATTTCTCCTTAAGAGGCGTTATAAGTGCCGCTTACGTTCTGGCCACCGTTAGAACCATACAAGTTAATCGTCACGTTACCCAGTGCAGAGTTAGCCAATACATTCACACCGTCTGAGTACACCAAACCGGCAGTGTTGTTTGCCAGTGCGGTAGTAAACGTGGGTGAAGCCACGTTGTTAGAGGTGTTGAAGTAAATGGTTACGTTTGCAGTGTTGGTAACAAACCACAAGCCAGCAGGAATGGTAGTTGCTGCGGTTGCAGCGTTGGTGACGTTAAACGATGTAACCTGGAAAAATGCACCTGCGGTGTTCGTAGACGCATTAGCTAAAAGGATTTTGTTTGTGCTTAATGACATGACTTATCTCCTTATAGCGACAGGTAGTTATAGCCGGTCACTGCTGTCATGCTCTTGGGCTTGGAAGAAACCAATTCCGCAATCATGATCACAGCACCTACATAACCAATCTGCCAGTTAGGTAGAGTGGACTCAAATCCAGTAAACACAAACGAACCTTGCTCATGGATGTACAGAGACAAATAGTTGGTGTTCAAAAGATACAGAGTACCTTCGGGGCAGTAGGGGTCAGCATAGATGGGTACACCAGCAACCATCAGCGCGCGGAACGCTGCTTGGGGGCCATTTGCATCGCCATCAAAACCACTACCAGGAGTAATCACATACTGTTCTTGGCCTACAAAGTCTTGTGCCAACAACGTCCAAGTACCAAAGCCGCACACACCAAATGTGGGTACTTCAGCACCTTTCTTCACCGTGCCAGAGATGTACTGTAGTACGTTCTGACGAGTGGGGTTGACGTTACCTGCGGCATAAGAACCTGACTGCCACCAAGTGTAGGTTGAACGGCTGATGTTGCCGTATGTACCTGAGTTGGAAACTGCTGCGGGCAGACCAATAAACTGTTGTGTATTGGTTGTGTTGTTGTACAAGGCGGTAGACATTGCGTCCATCATCACGTTAGTCGCGTCATTCATACGCGCTTCGATCAGAGGAATAATGGCTGCGTCTTGCTGAACCGCACCTTCCATTCCGAGGAAAGGAACAGGAGCGATCATCAACTTTAGATCGTATTCAGCATTGTAAGCACCCTGTTGTACTGAAGGCTGGTTGAAAGAACCAGAATAATCAGACCACTGAGCGTTGACGAACTGAGCACCCTGTACAGGTACGGTTACGGAGGATACACCACCAGATGCAGACTGACTGTTTGAAATCAATGCTGCTAACAAGGGTGTGCTGTTGTATAGCTGAACAACCAGCTTGGGGATAAATGCCCGGCGCGTTACATACGTCAGCTCCGTGTATTGGTTCGATCCCGTTGCTGGAATAATACCGCCGCCTATAGGCATGGCTTATCTCCCATAAAAATTTTATCCCCTACTAACAACTACAACCCTATTGGCCGTTTAGGGCCGCGTAATTCACCTAGGGCTTTTGCTGCCTCGTTCCGTGCTGCTTTCTCTGGATTCTTGTAGAACGCACTCAAGTCAAACTTTGACAACGCACTAGGATTGTATCCAGATGGCGTTGGTGTCGCTGCTTGTTGCATCCAATTGAAGTATTCTGCTGCCGTTTCGTGATTGGTCATACCTTTTTCCAACATCAAGGCTTCCACTTTAGGAATGTCTTCCTCATCACGTACCAGGCCTTTCTTGATCAAGTTATGACGCCGCTGCTCCAATTCTGCCATCACTTCTTTCTCACGCAACTTTGCTTCCAGTGCTTCAACCTTTTGGTTGGACTGATGAACAATAGCGGAAGTGTGATCCTGAATCTCTAGTTCAGGAATGGGCATATTGGGGCGTAATTGCTTGGTCAAACGCAATACAGATGCGCGTGTAGACGGGTTTTCCGACATTTCACGCATCAACAATGCTAGTTCATCCCTAGCTTCGTAACTTAAATCTTCTAATGTAGCCATAATCTATCCCCTTCCTGCTTAGATAACTTTCTTACCGTCACCGGGCTTTTGAACCATCATCTTGTTCTTAGCACCGATTTTAGTGGGTGAATCCATGCCGCCGAGGTGAGCAAAACGCGGGGCGTTAGTTACAACACCGTTTTGCTGTTGATCGGTGACTGGGTTACGGGTTTGACTTGCGCCGCGAGGCTTAAATAAATCCATGATAACTCCTTAAATTGGGCTAGGTTGTGGTGCGCCACCACCAGGTACGGGGGGCATATTTGCTACGGGTGGAGCGGATGCAATTGAACGACTTTCTGGCGTACCGCCACCCGCTTGCGGTAAGGATTGAAGCATCTGAAGAATCTCAGATTGCTGCAACTCGTTTGTTTTGCCTTTGCGTGCTCCTAATACCGCAGACAAAACCTTCATAGCTTGTAATGCTTTTTGACCTTCCTCTGACTCGCTACCTAGAGCGGGGAGCGATTGCTCAATCAGATCAAGTGCCATACCGAGGTTGACTAACGCACCTTCACGATTACCAAGTTTGGGTTCGGGCGTAGACATAGGTGCTGCCATTGGAGCGCTAGACGCATCGCTCATCTGAGGCGCACTGCCAACTGAAGGCATGGGTACAGGTGCATCAGTACCTTTGCCTTTACCCATCAAACTCATTAACTGATCTGGTGGAACACTCATGTCAACCTCGTTGAATTAGGTGGGAGGCAATTTTTAATTCCTGCCCCCCGATGGAATTACTTGCGTGCCTTGCGGCCTTTACGTTTCATGCGTGCCATGATGGAGTCTCCAATTAGCAGCGGCCAACTTATAAGGGGAAGTCAGCCATACCCCGCATCCCTTTCGGGAATTACCGTTTAGTCTTACGACCGCGCTTGTGAGTCTTGTACATCTGAATCACCTCCTTAGTTACGGTTATCCCCTACTATAATCTCTGGTGCTGCGAGTAGTCGCACTCTTTGCGGGAGAGCGAATACCAGTTACCTTGTATTGCAAACCCGCAGGTGCATTGCCGCGCGCTAAACTTTCCGTTGACACCTTCGGCTGATCAGCTTTAGGCGTTAGGTTCGCTTGTCGGGCCACCTTTCTTCTCCTTAATCTGTGGAGCGGGTTTTGGTTGATTAGCCTGAGCAGCTTCTCTCTTGGCTAATCTTTCCTTGAGCAATTGTTTCATCGGTGGTTCTAATAAGTCAAGCAATGATTCTTTGTCAATTGCCTGTGCTTTCAACAGGTTAAACGCTAATGTTCGACTGTCTTCCATAAATATCGGGCTGTTACTGTGTGCATCTACTTTAACGTGATAGTCTTTTGTAAATTGCTCGGCGATGAACGGTGTATCGTATTCATCACGATAATGCGTGGGGTCATAGGATTGCATCAGCTTCAAATACAGTGTTGCAACCTTTTCTAGCGCATCTTCGACAATTAAAGCACGCTTTTTAGCCCTAGAACTGCCCAATCTAGCCAATTGAGAGGCGTGTCCAGCACTTCTAACGCCCTGTTCACCGCGTCCAGACAGCACAGAACTAATGCCTGATACCTCTGCAAACATGGCATCACACTCATGCAAGACTTCAAATAAATCTGAAGGCATCTGTGGAGCTAGTCGATCAGCCTTTGCATTAGGCATATCACTGCTCATTACCGTACCTGGACGGTTCAAAGCAAAGTTTTTCTCGTCTAAAATGCCCGTAAAACCGGTCAAGAAGGTAGGTGGATTGACCTGTTTGCTCAGTAAATCTAGTATTTCCGTCATGCGGCCATTGCGTAACTGCTGCAAAAAGACCAATTTTTGTACTTCAGACTGCCCCCAGTAGTAGTCATACTGCGGATTAGGGCATATCTGAATGAACGGCAACTCACCTTTGAGGAATAAACTTTCACCCGGCCGGTCATAGATAACAATATCAGGGTCAGCAATAGTGACGCACTGATAATCTTTAATGTCATCATTCCATGCCCACAACTCATACATCTTGACCGTATCTTCCGCTACCCGTGCTTTGTAACGGTTCTGGCCATACAAATCTAAATTGACCGTACCGTACAGCGTAGGATTGGTTTGACTCATGATGATGCGGTCAATACCCTCTGGTATATCCTCTGTACGGGTGTTGTAAGCTGTAGTCACACGTTTGACAATCTCATCCCGTCTAGGATGGCTATACAAACGGTTATACAACTCGGTTTTAGTGATGTAATACGTCTGAACAATAGCCTGTTGCCGGTCAGTGTAGGGCGTATCTTCACGCAACACTCCCATCGTGCCTGGCTCAATCATGTAGGGCTGAATACCGTTCTGGTAAACCAGTTTGACAAAGGTTGTGTTAAAACATAAAGCCCAAGTCAAAGCCTCGGAAAACACTTGATCAGCATTGCTGTTAAGCCATTCGTCATTTAATGCCGCCGTCAAACGCGGAACCTTACGTTCCTCTAGTGGGCTGACAGATGCACCGATGTTGATAGAAAAGCGGGTAGTCTCGGCTGAGTAGAGAAAGCTACACAGCGTATCAATGTGTGGATAAATCTTGTTGAAGATTGCGGGTTGATCTTCAGGGCCAGAACCAAATAAATAAAACGAGCGTAGGCTAGAATAGTCACCCTTGCGTTCTTCAAGGCTCACCATACATTTTTGAATCAAATCTCTAAAGAATTGTTCGCGTTCGGAAAGCCCTGATGGAATACGCATTATTTATTAATCGTTAGGTTTTCATGATCGGGAATATAACTTGCAGCGCGAGGCCCCGTCAAATTTCCCGCGTCTTTAGGGTTGATGCCAACCGGCTCACCGGCTACAGACCTAAACATACCACCTCTGGTAATAGATGACATATTCATGCTCCCTGCCCCACCCCAAATTGCCGCATCACCAGGCCGCTGCTCTCTTGGCTGTTCAACAGGCTTTTCATTGTTTCGGGTGTAATACCCGGCTTGGCTCTCACCTTCTTTAGCCGTTTTGATGTTAGTCATTTTGTAGTCCATCGCAAGCTGCTTCGCTTTCGTATCAATGCCTTTGGTACGTTCTGACTTGATACCAGGCGCACGTAAATGCACGCGCATAACATTTGCCTCACAATTATCAACAAAACAAACCGCAGTATCGCTTTCAAAGTAACCATGTGCTGGACACTTATAATCCTTTAATATCATTATCTTCCCCTTAGTAGTTCATCCAAAGTCTTACCAGAATAGTCTCTTGGGTTTTTTGGGCTGATCTCCAAACGTAGCTTTCCATTATCTACAACAATCTTAGTGCTTCTTACTACAGCCGGCTTAGGTTCTTCCCGGTATTCTACAAACCGCGTGCGATCACGGTTTTGCATTACCCTAATCTCACCATTCTTCCAAGCATGGTAGGCCTTGGACAGTCGTACCTGGCTGCGCTGAGTCATGGTGTGGTTACGATAAAAAATATCAATCAAGGTTTTCTTGGTCAAGCCGGCTAATTCAGCAAACAAAGAGATACTGATACCGCGATCTTGGTCATCAAAGAAACGCTTCAAGACTTGATGTAGTTCTGCTTTAGGTATGACGGGGTTCAATTGTGTAACCTATTGATTGTAAATAGTTTAGGAATTGTCTCTCACCATACATACGGTCTACTTCTTCATCTGACACTTTCATCTTGATGTGCATATCACCGACAAGCTGTCGGGTCTGTGCATGGTGGCCAACCAACACCGAGTAATCAAAGCTGTCATGATAGATGGGGCCAACATACTCAATGCTAAAGTTCTTGGCTATGTTCTCAGGTGCATACTTGATACCCCAGTCCTCAAGAGTGGGTCTTAAGATTGCCGTGTACTGTGCATCTTCATTCCAGCTATGTATCTCTGTAGCATATCTGTGGATAAGACCTTTCTCATTCATGATGCTGAGTAGACGCTTACTGCGTAGGCTAAAGCCGCCGTTCTGTACTACCCTGCGCTCAGGGTGCATCACCCATCCGAATTGTAAAAGAAACTGATTACCCACAAGGCCACAATGGGAAGGAGCACCGATATAGTCATAGTCGTAATAATTTGATTTGAAGTTGTTGCCGTTCAATACCCATCCATCATCCTGCACTACCAAACAATACTCAGTCTTAATAAATGACTGCAAACAGTGCATCATGAAGGGGCTGTACTCCATGTAGTTGGTGTGCTCTATCCTTTGCCACTCAATGTCACTAGGCAGGTCTACAGGCTTGTTGTAGCTCAATAGTAAGCCTCGGCTGCCAGGAAGTTCCTGCATAGACTTGAGGATACTTGGTATGGCTGTAGAGCCTGTGTTGTGTCCGTATACAGATACGATGGTTAAGTCATTGTGATCCAAAGCCTATCCTCTTAAGGTACGTTGATACGCCACGACTGGCGGCCATCTCGCCGGGTGTCATGTCCTCTTGCTTTTTGTTCAAGTCTCTAGTGATCTTAGCGGTAATCAATCTAGGGCCAACCTGTTCCGCATACGCGGCCGCTGCCAAGCCACAAGCAATCACACGGTCATCCTTGTTGCGGCCAGAGGCTTCAATGCTGCCCATATCTCTGACAATAGTCTTCATCTCATCAATGGCATCTTCGGAATAAATGTTCATCATCCCGCGTTCAAAGTAATCCTTCATGTAAGACAGCATCCGTTCTTTAGACTGCTGTGTGGTCAGCCAACCAATGCTGTTACTCATGCCGCCAAGAGAATCATTCCTACGCCAGATAAACTGTTGCATAGAGGAATACACATCCATCAAGTCTCGGCCTACTACACCGCCTATGCTAGAGGCTTGGCGTTTCAAGTTCTTCAGTTCATTGATGACAGCCTGTCCAGGCCCGTTGACCTCAAGGTTTAGCGTTGAGTTTTTGTAAGCACCAGCAAGGTGCGCGATCACCCATGCAAACTGATAGGTGTTCATCTCAGAGGAAGCAAACTCTGCAACCTGTTCCATACCATCTGAATAACATCTAAACACTTGGATACAGAAACGGTCTGCCCAATCACTACTGCCATAGGCAGGGTCAGCACCAATGACGTAGTAACCTTGCTCGACAGGTTCTTCCCATATCTTAAGCGTAGCCAACCGTTCAGTTGATTTAACTACCTGGGTATCATGGAAATAACTTCCCATCACATAACGATAACTGTCATAGCTAATCTTCTTAGCAATCTTCATTGCGTCCGTACATCTAGCATTGGAGAAGAAAGATAAGCCAGTCATGACAAAGGCATAGTCCTCTGTGGGAGGAAACTCTTGATACATAAGAGCATCATCTTTCATGCCCTCAGCCAGTTTCCAACGCCACCAAGCCATCTGACGTGAAGTGATCTCAAAGTCGTATAGCTTCTTAATCTCTTTTGTCCATTCCTTTTCTTCGGGATTGAGCTTGCCATCCCAATAGACGCGGTACACATCACTCTCAGGAGAAGCGGAGTAAAACTCATTCCTCCACCAACCACAGAAAATAGCTTTCTGCGTTCTAGCGCGTTTAGCAGTGGTGTACATATCATGAAACATATTGAACCCACGCGCAGTAGATTCAAAGATATACAACCGATCAGGATTAGTCTCTGCGAGAGAGGCCAATAAAGAAGCTAGGCCTTCTTCATCACCCCAAGAAGAAGTCTCAGTACCATGCAAGAAGGTAATGCCCTTACCACGCCCTAGAGAGCCTTTAGCACGGGTTCCTGCAACCTGGTAAAAGATACGACTACGGTTCTTGAGAGATAAGCTGTTTCTGTTGTGAGCAAGCTGGGGAATCTTAAACTCTTTGGGCAAGCCATCCATGTACGCACCCAGCGTACCCCTAAACATATCCCTGTTCTCCTCACTGTCAGTAACCAGCGTGCCACCCAAACCATTGTGAGTAAAGTGCCAGTACAGGTCTAACGCTAGAGAGATAGTTGTGATACCTAACTGTCTACCTTTGAGAATNACAAAGAAGTGAATGTCTTGTTCTAGGCCACTGGCAATCTCATCCATGACATAGGTCTGCGTACCCAACAGCCTATCCATCTTCTTAAGACCTTTCTCCTTAGTCTCAATCTTTAATTGAGCACAGAAGTTGTAGAACTGTTGCAAATTAAACTTCATTTCTTACCCCAGTTGTCTACATCCCAATTTGATATGACTGCCATCACCTTCTTATCCTTAGCACAACCAATCAATTCCTTCACCGTGATCGGGTCATACTTGGCTTTCCAGTCCTGTACTAGCTGCAACTTCTGTACATTAGTTCTGCACCTAATAGCCNTATTCATTTCTTCGGCATATCGCTTCCTACTGGCCTTTANGCTGTCCTCCATACCCTGATACCACCCTCAACCTTACGGGCTACCAGTGTATACCCCAACCTCTTACCCGCCCTGGTATTCATATTACAAACATTGTGAATACTCTTGCCCTCTACCAAGAAACTATCACCTACCTCTAAGTCATCATACGGGTAACTGTATACCCTAGGTATTGGTATGTCTTTCTCTATCTGCATATTCCCTCCTTCAACATAACCGAACTGTAGCACGGTTAGGAAAATAGTAAAAATTTTATGGGGGATAGCGTGTTGGGGGTCACGCTCACAAGGGGGGCCTACCCCATGCACTCGGACAGCGTACTAGGTCTATGTCTCTATGCACTCAGAGCCCGTCCCAAACCCGCTAGGGACGCGCAAGATCAACTATCGGTAGCTCGGATGGAGTAGTTATACCATCCTCATCAT